TTCATTAAAACAATTTAAGGAAGCTAAAGAAGCCCAAGTTGAAATGTGGCCAGAGGTAGATGCAGAACCATGTTTAATTTGTTCGGTTTGAATATGTATTTCGGTTTTCGGCGGTGGGAATATAACGTAAAGGGTCAGAGGTGGCTTTTAGCCATCCTCTGCACCCGCTGGTTATCTGGGGTTTTATGATTCGTGATTGTGAAAATATCGGGGAATACGGCGGCACTTGTAAACACAAACAATACGTTTTCGCTGGCAATAGTAAAACGAAGGAGAAGGCCCATATTCATTGTAAAGCCCTCAATGCCTCGATTCTTTTAAGCGTAGATTATATGTCCGACGAAGGCGCTCAATGGCATTTATGGGAACCGTTGACACCAGAGCGATGTCCAATGAAGGTTTATAATTTCAGATAACGACTGAACTCAGCGGCGTGTCGCACGTCCGCTGGAGTGATTGGTTATATTCCACTGGGCGAGGTTTTGACTTTGAAGTTTAATATTATTTATGCTGATCCACCTTGGAGGTTGAATATGTCAAAAAATCGACCACAATGGGGAGACGCTACATATCCTACAATGAACACAAAAGATATATGCAAATTACAGGTTAACCAAATTGCAGACTATAATTGTGCTTTGTTTTTATGGGTAACAATGCCATTTATACCAGATGGTTTAAAGGTTATCCAATCATGGGGGTTTGAATATGTAACATGTGCTTTTGTATGGATTAAACAAAACCGCAGCGGGACTGGTATATATTCTGGGTTAGGACAGTGGGTAAATGGTAATGCCGAATTGTGTTTCTTAGGACGTAAAGGGAAACTGGTTCGCAAAAGTAAAAAGGTCAAACAAATTATATTGTCGCCTGTACAAAAGCATAGTTTAAAACCACCAGAAATCAGGGATAGAATCATAAAATTACTCGGAGATTTGCCCCGCATCGAACTTTTTGCTCGTCAAAAAACAGAGGGTTGGGATGTATGGGGTAACGAAATCGAATCTGATATTGATTTGGGGTTTTCTTCGCCCAGTGGAATATAACCATTGATTAACAAACCATTTTGCCCTGATAATGCAAAACTAAGTAGCGGAGGGATTATGAAAGAGTCAACAGAAAGAATCATTGACTTGGGTGAGGATGAACATTACCCCTATACTTGTAATCGGTGCGGAGGCACAGGAGAAATAGTAGTTTGCCCTGATGATATGTGCCACGGATTGGGATATTGTATACATGGAGATGGGATGTTAATTTGCCATGAATGTAATGGGGAAAGTGCATTCTAACGACTTATGGTTTCCACTTATAAAATAGCATCCATCGAAAAACTTTTAGAAGAACTACAAGATGAGGCAGATTTCCAAAGAGAAAGCCTTCATAATAAACAATATGCTCAGGGCATTGAGTATTGCACCCAAAAGCTAAGTGAGGCTTTGACATGAGCGAAGCGAATGGCAATAGCATCCACTCTCTTGTTGGCCTTTCCGGGTTCCGGTGCATCGTCGCCGACCCGCCGTGGCCGTACCGTGCCGACCGGCCTTTCGGATCGTCGCCAGAGTACCGCCCGAACAGTTGGGACAGGCCCACGTCTGCCCCAAGCGCACGCGCACGCTACAGCCTCATGCCGATGACGGAGATCAAGGCGTTGCCCATTCCGGCAGACGACAATGCCCACCTTTACCTCTGGACGACAAACGCCTTCATGCGCGAAGCACATGAGGTCGCAGAGGCGTGGGGATTCAAACCGAAGACTATCGTAACGTGGGTGAAAACCAAGGTGGCCGACCGGGCCAGCGTCAGCATGAGAATGGGCTACTACTTCCGGGGGGCAACCGAACACTGCCTGTTTGCCGTGCGCGGCAAGATGCGCTTGAACGTGCGCAATCTCCCGACCGCGTTCCTGTGGCCGCGCATCGGGCAGCACAGCCGGAAGCCGGACGCATTCTTCGAGATGGTGGAGACGGCGACGCCGGGGCCACGGCTTGAACTGTTCGCCCGCCGCGCCCGCCCCGGCTGGACAGTATGGGGTAATGAGGTATAACGGTAAGCGTAACCTGCGACAGTAGAAACTTGGGAAATATTACAATGACGAATCTAAGAACATATAATAATACGGAAGAATGCACACGGGCTGATGTCGTCAGGTTGACGCATTGGTTAGTTTGCATACGCTTTTCAAATTGCGAGCGTTTTTAATATGGAAAACAAAAAGGAATCTTTATTGTTTAGCGAGGAAGAGCTTACCCCGTGGCTTGCTGCGTGGAAAAATATGCCCGAATACAATATACAAGACCTTGCACCTAAATTTCAGATAATAGTAAATTTCGCTTGTGCGGCAGATATAGAAGATTTCGGAAAGTTAATCGGGCAAGAAGTAAAAGCAAACGCGGGAAAACAGTTGAAAAGTATTTGGTTTCCTGAACAGGAAATCGGGAGAATGATAAACAAGCGGTACATAGAGGTAAAAAATGAATCCTAAGTTTCCGGTATTTATTCCAACGAAAGGACGCGCAGACACGCGACTTACGGTGAAAATGTTTGAACGCCTCGGAGTTCCATACACGGTGTTTGTAGAAAAACAAGAATATGAAGCATACGCGGAACACATTGCACCGGAACGGATACACATATTGCCATATCAAAATAAAGGTGTAACGGTTACGCGGAATTACATTTGGGAATACGCGGAAAAAATAGGCGCGGAATGGTATTGGACTTTCGATGATAACATAGACGGGCTATATCGCTTCAATCACAATTTGAAAACACCGTGTGCCGATGGAACGATCCTTGCGGTAGTTGAGGACTTTGCGGGAAGATATGAAAACCTTGCAATAACGGGATTGAACTACTTTATGTTTGTAAAACGGAAATATGTGATACCTCCATATATTTTGAATACAAGAGTATATTCTGCAATGCTGATTAGAACTAAAATCGCCAATCCAAACGGAGGAAATTTTAGGTGGGTTACATTTTTTAACGAGGACACCGATTTGTGTCTGCGCGTCTTGAAAGCCGGATATGCAACGGTGTTGTTTAATGCTTTCCTGATATACAAACAAACAACAATGACAATGAAGGGTGGAAACAGTGATTACTATGCTAAGACAGATCAAAGGAAAGAATTTGTAGAGGAATTGATTAAACACCATCCCGACGTTGTGAGACTGACGGAAAAATGGGGAAGATGGCATCATCACGTTGACTATTCAGGATTTAAACAGCAGTTGAGGAAAAAGAACGGGGTAAGCGTTCCGAGTATAGAAAATAATTTCGGTATGGTTTTACAAGAGAGAATAAATGGAATATGGGTAAACCAAGACGCGAGCAATTTGAGTATGTCAAACTAACGCCATTCATGAGCTGCGGGGAATGAAATGAGCATGGACATTGAGAAAAAAGGGGAGGCTATTCCCCGTCTGCTCGATGAAATTGTTATAAATTATGGGGGCGGCTGTTGCCTTTATAATTCTGATTGCCTTGATATTCTCAGGACGCTGCCTGATGGCTCTGTAGATATGATCCTGCAAGACCCGCCTTATAACATGACGGCCTGTAAATGGGAGTGTGAGCTTGATTTCCCTGTTCTTTGGAAAGAGTGGGAACGGGTAGTCAAAGCCAACGGTGCTATCATTATGACGGCAAGCCAGCCGTTTACAACTGACCTGATAAGTTCAAAGAGAACATGGTTTAAGTATGAATGGATTTGGAATAAACAACAAGCTGGTAATTTTACTATTGCTAAACAACAGCCGTTAAGAAAACATGAAAACATTTTAGTTTTTTATGCAAAACAACCAACATATAACCCACAAATGGAAAAAGCAAAGGTTGAAAACATTAGGCCAACGATTGATTGTGGAGTTAATTCAATAACAAATTTAACATCAAAACACAGCGAAACATATTCACAGGAATATAATTACCCATCAAGTGTCATTGATAACTTCCACGGTCGCATGGCTGAATGTAATTCAGTGGCAAGGCAACACCCGACACAGAAGCCCGTTGACCTCTTCCGGTATTTGATAAGGACATACACAAATGAAGGGGAAACGGTCTTTGACGGATACGGAGGCTCAGGGACAACGGCTGTTGCCTGCATCAAAGAGAATAGAAAATACATTATTTGCGAAAAGGAGGCTGAATACATTGAGATTACAAAGAAGCGAATTGACGAAGCGACAAGGCAGGGGGACTTGTTTTCGGCTGTTGGCTGTTGCCCCCATGATTTATAACCATTGATTATGCGGAGCGTGCAAGGTAGGGATGTATAGGAAACGAACCAAGGCCAGCAAAAAATATAATGCGATGAGGGAGGCAAGACTGAGACAAATCGAGGAAGGTCCTACTCCGGATTACCCTCGCGATCTACCGGATCTCCGGAGGCAGATTGTAATTGAGGACTATGATTTCGGATATGTTCGGTACGAGATCAATCTCTACAAAACAAATCGAATAGACTCCTATCGCATGGAGGTTGACGGTGCGATTATCCTCGAATGCATTGGGTGGTCTCGGGTATTGGAAAGGGTAAGAAAAGCATTTTTGAGAGTGCAGGCTACATAGGGTAAGTAGAGGCAGTAAAGGAGAAATCTCAAATATAACTTGCAATCGAATTGCAACTGAAAAACGGAGGTGAAAATGTCAACTTATGTGGTATGTCCAGATCGGGATGGAAAGAAGGTAGCGGTCGAAGTGTGCGTGAACGGCTGTAAGCTAAGAGAGGTCTGTGAAGAGTTTTTAGAGGTCCCCGTAGAGGTGATCAATTCGGCGAGAACCGGGTTAATTCCTTCAAGTAACATCGTTTCAGAATCCCAAGACGAAAAGGCCCTTGTGGTCCCGTCCGGTAGGGCTGAAGAGGCTCTTAAGCGGGCCCTTTCGATTAGGACCGATATTGAGGCGAAATTCCTTGAGATGGGCCAGGTGCTGAACGAGATATTTGAGAACCGCTATTACCTGGAATACGGGCCAGAGAGGAACAAATACAAGGACTGGAAAATGTTTTGTTTTGAAGTTCTTGGGATAAAGGGCCGGACCGCGACCTATCTCAGAGATATCTATGTCAAAATGACGGCCCTTGAGGTGCCGGAGCAGGAGTGTGCCCAGATCGGATGGACGAAGCTGGCGCAGATTTTGCCCATCGTCAACAAAAAGAATGTGGATCACTGGATCAAGGAAGCGAAGAAGCCGGGCGCGACGGCGCAATCATTAAATGCGAAGGTTCGGGTAGCCCAAGGCAAAATCACCGAGAAGGAGGCTGAGATCCTGCCCGAGAAGATGATATTCAGCTTTTTCAAGGAACAGAGGGAAATAGTGGAGCTCGCACTCGACATAGGGTTGAAACTTACCGGATCGAAGAGCAGAAGCAGCGTTCTGGCGGACAGCATATGCCCCGAATTTCTTTCCACCTATCCTTCCGGATGGGAGAGTCTTACAAAAGGGGAGGTGATAGCGGCAATCCTGCGGCGGTACGAATCAGGGTTCAATGTTAGGTTTTTGGGAAGTGTGGTTGAGGTAGAAACGGGAGAAGTTCTTTTGTCATGGGAATAATGAGAGAGATGAAAGGAGGACGAAGATGAAGGCGGCACTCGATAAGATACCAGAAAAGATTAAAGAGTTGGTGACCAGAAACGTGGACGATCTCGTGGAGGCATGGGCGAATTGTGGCGGAGACCCATTGACGATATCCTTCTCCGCAAAAATCGGATTTAAAAAGGAGAAGCCCATCTGTGAGACCTCAATCTCTTTTATAAAAGAAAAAATTAGCGATTCGATAACTTTCGAATGGGAAAACCGGCAACTCGATCTTAAACTGAAGGAAGCGGTAGATGCGCTTAGGCCAGACGGAAAGGATGGTATGGAATCAGTGACGATTTCATCCGGCGGCTATTCGGTGACATTAGAGGCGAAAGAGTGACAAGGGATCGCCTTAAATGGATCATTAGTGGTCTTGATTTTGAATGCCTGACAGATTGGGAAGGGAAATTTGTAGAGGATATAGAGGCATTTTTCGGCAGGCATGGGGACCTGACCGAAAGACAGGAGGAAATATTGGAGCGATTGTATCGAGAAAAGGGGAGATAAAAAGGAATGCCTGAAGTAAGATCCTTTCCCAAACTTCACCGAGAACGTCTTAAAGGGGATGCCTATCGGGAGTTTGCACAAGAAATCCTCAGAAGGGACGGATATAGATGTCGGCATTGCGGGTCCATGAAGGGGTTGACGATTCATCATCTAATCAAGCGGTCGCAGTTGGGAGGGGACACGGCTGGGAATGTCATAATTTTGTGTTTGGCCGATCATGAGGCAGTTGAACGCAATGAACTGAAGATCGAGGTATTAGATGTGGTTATAAAATTCCATAACCGAGAGGAGGCCAGAGATGAAGAAGCAAAGCAGCCGTAGAATGAGAATCTCCATGTTTCTGGTTAGGAAATTAATCCCCGGCTACCATTTGAGGCATAACCCGAAACGGCATGGAGAGAAAAAAGAAGATGTTCCTGTTTGCACAACAGAGATAACGTTTAGTTGCCCGGTAGGTCCAACGAATCAATCATCACTAATCCAGAGGTGACGAAATGATAGAGATAATCAACCAATGCTACATCTGTAAGGAATGGTTTGAGGAAAAGGTGCTGAAGCCGATCTGTATTCCAGACCAATCGGGATATGTGGAAAAACCTGTATGCCCCGGATGCCTCGATGAGATAAAGACCCGATCGGAGGGAATCCCCAAGAAAACCCCGGGGGGATTATTACTGGACAGAAAAGACGGATAAGTTAAGAAAATAATACTATGTGGCAAAGTGAAATTAGTTGCCTTTCAGGAGGATGAAATGGGCTTGAATAAGCAAAGAGGAAATATGTTTCCCTGGGTCACCCACACCATAAACCCGATCAAGGGTTGCCTCCATGATTGCAGTTATTGTTATTTGAGATCGCTACTGTTCTTTGAGATGACGCCCCGGTTTGAGGAAAGAGAGGTAAAAAGAGGGCTTGGCAAGGGGAGAGTGATCTTTGTGGGATCGGCCAGCGACATGTGGGGAGTGTGGGTTCCGGATGTCCAAATCCATGCGGTTCTGGAACAGTGCATGAAATATCCGGATAACACCTATCTCTTCCAGTCCAAGAATCCTGAAAGATTCAAGAATTTCATATTCCCTCCCAAAACGATCCTTGGCACCACCATAGAGACGAACAGGCAGGGGCTGATACAAAGCAAGGCCCCAAAGGTGGAAAGTAGGGTTCAGGCTATGGTGGCTTTCAAGGATGCAAGGAAAATGGTGTCCCTTGAGCCGATCATGGACTTTGACCTGGAAGCGATGGTGAGGATGATCTCATTGGTCGGGCCTGAGTTTGTGAGCATTGGCGCGGATAGCAAGAATCACGCGTTAATGGAACCTTCCTGGAAGAAGGTGAGGGAATTGATTGAAAGGTTGGGAGGAATTACGGAGGTTAGGGAGAAGGAGAATCTGGAAAGGCTGAAGTCTACAGTCAATAAAGGTCAACATTTATGGGGAAATTGAAATGTGGATCCTCGGAATTTTCTGTATCATTTGGGCTTGCTATGGAATGTGGATAATCCATAAAAAGAGGAAAATGAGAAGCACCATTTGATATAGACAATCCCTATAGAAACGGAACAATAAAATGCCAATCTGTAAGGATTGCAGGAGACCATTCACCAAGAATGTGTGGGAAAGAACCCGGAAATTCTGCATTCCATGCTCCGACAGAAGAGCAAAGGAGCAAGGCCACTTCGATAGGATTCATGGCGGATCGGTGCTTAATGCAAGGATTAGGGCCGATGGCTCTGGCAATCCGAAAATATGGACTTCAGGAGATTATGACCAGGGATTTTTGGAGAGCTTGGTCCCGAAATAAAGGGAACAATGGAAACAAAGCGCAAGATAGTGAAATGACTTAGGGAATTTGTGGTATTATGCTGAAATGTTTCCATAGAAAGAAATGATAGGAAACAATAGGAAACAAATGAGGAAACACATAGACTATGACCAGCTTCAGATTCTTGCCGATTTGAAGCTCACCAAGGCAGAGATGTCCAGAAGGCTCGGGGTCGGACGTCCGGCCATAACAAAGGCCATCAGAAAGCTCAAGGGATATGCTACGAGAGTTGTGGCGCTTGAAAAGGCCAAGGAATACGGAGTGATTCAGTTCAACGTGATGCAGGATCATCTGGATGACCTGAAATATTTAAAGGAGATCTTAGATCCTGTACACCGATATAACATGGGAGACAAAGAAGGTTTCATAGCGATGCAGAGAAAGATCGAGTCTCAGTCAGCGGAAGGGGAGCCCGACCAGGAAGGGAAAAGAAAACAGAAATTGAACCGGGGCAGAAAGATCAAGAGAGAGCAGAAGATTGAGACCTTCGATTTTACCATGGATCCCCGGCTCCTTGAGACAAGGATTATTGAGGTGAGACTGAAATGCAGAGATTTTATCCTTGAAGCCTGGAAGACTGTTGCAAGCAAGGAAGAGGTTGAAGCCTTCAGGGAGACGTTCATAGAGACGCTCAGGGAGGTGAACTCCGAGATGAAGTGCCCGAACTGTGGGCATATATGGGAGACCGATGCGGCAGAAAGATTCGTCGACAGGCTTAGATCGAAACGAATTATCAGACCAGACATTATCCTACATTGAGGATAGGCTGAACCTGAAGAGGAAAAGGGCGTTCAACTTTAAGATTGACCTGCCGGTCCCTTTCCCTAAGCAGGCATTTGCCATCGAGCATCTCAAGAAAAGGAATGTCTTCAAGGTCGGGAGAAGGGGCGGGAAGACCGTCCTTGTCTCGATCATAGCGGGGAATAAATTTAGGGAAAAGAGAAGGATTCTTTATGCTGCCCCTACCACTGAGCAGCTTGACAGGTTCTGGACCACGGTCACAAGGGCCCTTGCGAAGCCAATAGAACAAGGGGTTCTGTACAAGAACGAGACACTCCATTTGATCGAGATCCCTGGGACGGAATATCGGATTAAGGCAAAGACTGCCTGGAATGCAGATACTTTGCGTGGAGACTATTCGGATCTTCTCATCCTCGATGAGTGGCAGTTGATGAATGAGGATGCCTGGGAGTTTGTGGGTGCACCGATGCTTCTTGATAACGATGGGGATGCGATTTTTCTATTCACGCCGCCATCCCTCCACAGCCGGTCGGTGAGCAAAGCCAAGGATCTTCAGCACGCATCGAAGATGTATGAGAAATACAGAGATGATGAAACCGGAAGGTGGGCCACGTTTCACTGGACCTCTCACGATAATCCAACCCTGAGTAATAAGGCTTTATTGGATATCACAAAAGACATGACTTCTATCGCCTATAACATAGAGATCATGGCCCAGGATATAGACCAGGCCCCTGGTGCGCTTTGGAAAAAGGAAGATATAGAACACAACCGGGTATTTAAGGCCCCTGAATTGTCGAGGATAGTCGTAGGGGTTGATCCTTCGACGACAAGCGGAGGGGACGAGGCCGGGATAATAACGGCAGGAAGGGGAGGGGAGGACGGGTACGTTTTATCGGATGATAGTATCCAGGGGAGTCCCTTGGTTTGGGCGACTGCGGCGGTCACCGCGTTCCACAAGTTCAAGGCGGATCGGATAGTTGCTGAGTGTGTACCCATTGATAGTGAGGCCCTAACAAAGGAAGGATGGAAGCCTCCAGTAGATCTTCGTGTTGGAGACCACATATTAGGCTATGATTTAAGCACGGACACATGTAAGTGGACTAAAATAATTGCCTTAAATTTTGGTTATGATGAAGTCATTACTTATGGCAATTCAAGTTTTCATGTGCGATGCACTCGGAACCACAAATGGCCGATGAGAATTGAGAGCCGTGCGGGAAGAGCCAAGTATGGCAAGCGTTTGAAATGTAGTAAGAAAACTCAAGGCATGTTTACTATTGATGAAATGCTGAGAAGTTGGCGGCGTGCAAGAATGATTCAATGTGTTCCAGCGGATATAGGTAGTGGCATTGTTATAGCTAAATTTACTGATTGGATAGATCGTAACAATGCGGTTCGTAAGGTTTTGCAAATGAGCAGACAACAAAGAATTGGCTTTATCTATGGAATGCTTCTCGGCGAAGGCACGCTTACGAAATGTGGGGGCGTACAGTTCAGTCAAAATCCAGGAGCAATAAATGATGCGTTTCTTCTTGCCTGTTTCCTTGAAGGGGTCCCTGCGAGTCATTGCCGAATTAATAGAAAGAAATGGAACGGAGAAGATCGTATTAGTTATCGAACATGGCTTCACAGATCACGTACACTCCTTATAGAAAAGGTTCAAGAACTAAGGAGTAAGTCAGAAGAGGTTTGGTGTCCCACGACCCAACTTGAGACATGGGTAATGAGACAAGATGAGAGGATCACAATCACGGGCAATTCAAATAATGGCGGGGAGATGGTGGAACTCACGATCAAACAGGTCGATCATTCCATTCCCGTCAAACTTGTCCATGCATCCAGAGGAAAATTTACGAGGGCCGAGCCCATAGCGGCCAACTATGAGAAGGGAAGGGTTCATCATGTCGGAAAATTCGATGCACTTGAGCGGGAGCAATGCCTATGGATTCCGGGCGATCCGTCTCCGAATCGCATGGATGCCGCAGTTTGGGCCCTGACTGAACTTTTACTGAGGGCAACCCCGGGATTTGGTTTTGCGGGAAGATCCTATGAGCGGGAAACCAAAGCGGAGGAGAAGAAACAACCTTCCCGGAATATACGAGATCGGTTCATAGACAGATTTGACAGGGGGGATTGATGACCCAGGACAAAAAAGAGAATAATGGTGACTGCTACCTCATTGGATGGAAGCCCATCTGCGAGGTTATGGGCATTATTTCCCCGAAAACGGCCCGGGCGATCATAAAGAGGGCCAATATTCCGGTAGGGAGGATATGGGTGAAAAAGATTTATCGGCCCGCTATAAGGAAATCGATTTTACTGGAATGCCTTGACAAGATGGCGTATCAGTCATGAATTTAGAGACACGAGTATCAACTTTACCTCACTTTACCCTCGTTAGGATTAAGATTGCATATTGACAACCGAATCTTTCTGCATGTAACATTATATTCTGAAGTTTGGATTGCAGAAACAGAACATAATCAAAGCCACCGGGGGAACCTCGGGAAGAGCGGCCAGAGGTGTCGTGTAGCAATGCGAACCAATGAAGGTCGAACCATGTCTTTTGTGGAGTTCAACATTGTTTCATTGAGAACTATCTCTCATCTAACCCTCCTTTCTTTCTGATAGGCGCCCCTTGTGCGATACAGGGGACGCCTTTTTTGTTTTCGGGAGCTATAAGAAATGGGGAACAAGCTGGTGAGGAAGCTAAGGAAAATATCATGAATGATTTGGTGTCCCTGGAGCTGAACGAGTGAAATGTGAATTTTGTGGAGGCAACATAGTTGAGGACCAGTGGAACCCATTCGGGGGCGAAAAATGCATGATGTGCGGGAGAAAACCGAAGACAGAGGAAACTATGAGCAATCGGTTAAATCCGGAAAAGGAAGAAATGGTAAAGGCCCTCTTAAAAGATCATTCCATCAGGGATATCATCAAGGAAACCGGGGTGGCGAAGAATACGATTATACGGATTAGGAACGAGAATTTTACAGAGGAAGAAAAGGCCAAATTGAAAAAGTGGGCTAACGTGAAAGGGCGGAACAAAAGGGAATTGGAAAGGGAGGATCTGGAAGCGACAGAGCAACGGAGGGAGACGAAGGTGAATGAGGATCAAAAGACGAAAATTTGCAGCAAATGCAAGGAACCAATGCTGCTAACAGAGGAACTTTTTTCACACAATCATTCGACTTCTGACGGCTGGGAAAGGTTTTGTAAGGCCTGTGCGAGCAAGATGAGGAAGGATCGAAAGGAAAAAACCGCAGGAAAGAATTCAGGGAACCGGAAACATGGCAACAATGGGGGTCGGGCGCGGAAGAGAACCCCCATAAAAGAAATGCAGCTTGTCCGGGGAAGTGGCCCGATAATGAATTCGGAGCAGCTCTTCCGGACCTTTCGATACACGCTGGCCTATGAGATATGTGACGAGGTGGTCGGCCACATCAATCAGTTGAAGGAGAAACTTGCAAGTGAATTGCACCTGTCAAAAGCATAGCCATGCTAAACCTATACATCTTGTGAACGGATATAGCGGTTTACTGGGAGAAGATACCTGATAATAAAATGGCTAAAGAAACTTGATAAAAAGGACATTGTGATAGGCGGAGGACTCGTTCTTATAGGTGTTGGCTTCTGGCTTGTTCACCCGTCTTTTGCCTTCATATCGGTGGGTCTTGGGCTGTTCGGGCTGGGGACGGGACTGATAAAGGTGAAGTGATCAGAAAATAATATTTTTTTAGATAGGGAACAAAATCGGGAGCGCGACCCGATTCCCAAATATTCAGAAGAGGCCGATTCCGTGATCACGGCGGGATTGGCCTTTTCTTTTTTGGGAGGGATGCAATGGGATTCTTCGAATCATTACAGAGCAAGCAGAAAGAGGAAGGGCCAAGGATCCCGATAGTCAGTTCCTTCTACACGGCCCCACAGGCGATAGCGGCGGAGAAGCCGTACTATGCCCTTGTCCAGGCTTATAAGTCATGGGTATACACAGCGATTGATAAAATCGCCAAGTCCGTGGCGATGGTTCCCCTCAATCTCTATATTTACAGAAATCTAAGTACAGGCAAGAAGACAACGAACCTTCAGTGGAGGGCCGAGTACAAATCCATAGAGACAGAGCGGGAAAGAAAATATTTTCTCAAGGAGATGGGCCTTAAAAAAGAGCAGATTTTCGACCACCCCTTCCTTACCCTGATCCATCATCCCAATTCGCTGATGACTCGCTTTATGCTTTGGTATGAGACAATGGTACGATTGGAACTCGGAGGGCTTTGCGGATGGCTTCAGGTGAAAAACAAGATAGGTATCCCTTCAGAGATCTGGCCGCTTCCCTTGACCCAATTTGCGATGCTCCGCCCGAAAGTTACCCCATCGCTAAGGCTCCAATACTGGGATTATCAGGATGGGAGTGTCAATCAGAGGTTTGAACCGGATGAGATTCTTCTCTACAAATATCCTCATCCTGCTTCTCCCTTTCAGTCCATGTCACCACTAATGGCCCAGACCTACCCATACGACATCGACCTCTTTCTGATGCAGCAGCAGAGGGCATTATACAAAAACATGGGCATTCCCGGGATCACCCTTGAGACTGACGCCGAATTGGGCAAGGAACAGTTCAGGGAGATACGCGAGCAGTTGATCGAGGAGTACGGAAGCGCGATGCAAGCCGGTGTTCCGATGATCCTCCATTCGGGTCTCAGGCAGGGGAAGGCCATGGCGATGACTGGCCGGGAGTCGCTGCTAAACGATGTGCAACAATTCGTAAGGGAAAAACTAATCACGGCATATGATCTTTCCCCATCGAAGATTGGCCTCCACGAGAAGGATAATCGGGCGACTGCCGAGGTTATGGATCAAACATTTATCAATGAGTGCCTCAAGCCCAAGTGTATGCTCATAGAGGAGGTCATCGAGACTTTCGCCCTACCCCAATATGATGAGGGGATTACATGCGACTTTGACCTGCCGTCCTATCCTGACAGGGAATTTTTGTTGAAGGAGCGGGAGACGAATCTTAGGATTGGATACCATACAATCAACAAGGAATTGGAGATAAATGGTGAGCCGCCGGTTCCATGGGGTGATAAGCCATGGCTTCCATTCGGTTTGATGCAGCCGGGCGGGGAATCTCCGCAACCCCCAGCGGGAAAAGAAGCCAAGTTCTTAAAGCTGATGAACCGTTCCTTCTGGACGGAGGAACGCAAGGATGTCTATTGGAAACTTTTCGTCAAGCGGGTAGACAACTACCAGCACCTGATCGAGATGCCGATGAGGGAGTATTTCTCGGCTATGAAGGAGGACGTTATCAACCGGCTTCACAAGGATGGAGGTAAGATCCTGGCCTATTTCTCCGGCTGGTCAAGGCAAAAGGTGCAGCATGCCGTAAAGGACCATAAGGGGATAAGGGACATAAACGTAAACAAGGCCGAGGAGAAGAAGAATCTAGTTAAGATGGTCGAACCGATTGTGAAAAACATCATGCAGGAGGTCGGCAAGCACCGGATGAAGGATATTTTGGAGACCATGAAGGCCGTTAACCCTACCTTTGATGTGAATGCTCCAGGGGCTATAAAGTGGCTCGGTAGCCGGATGAGGCAGTTCTCCGAACAGGTCTCCGGCACAACCTTCGACGAGATCGAGAGGATACTCAAGGAGGGATTTGCCGCCGAGTCCCCAGTAACGGAAATAGCCGAGACTCTGAGGCAGAAGTTCGACTCATGGGAGGAGTACAGGGCTTCCATGATCGCACGAACGGAGACATTGGCAGCCATGAATCAGGCGGACATTGAAGGAGTAAGGCAGACCGGTCTTGAGGATGAGCTTCTAAAACACTGGCTTTCGGCGAGGGACGAGCATGTCAGGCAGACGCATCAGCAGGCAGATCAGGATTATGCTGACGGTATTCCTATGGACGAGCTGTTTAGGGTTGGAAACGACGAGATGGATGCGCCATTGGAGGGGACTGATCCGGCGGAAAATATACAGTGCCGTTGCACAATGTACTATTCCGAAAAGGAGAAAGGTGATTAACCTATGAAAAAGATGATTTTGGAATTATTGCTTGTATTTATTCTCGCAATTTCGGTGATGTATGGATATCGCTTCTCTACTTCGACTGCCCACGGGGCCACCACCTACTACGGCTTCTTCAGCTATGACAGCCGCACAGGGACACAATGCTTTTTGCAATAGTGCATTGGGGTAGGAACTCCATAGAGTTTTTCTGAGGACTATGAAGAATAGGTGCTGGAAAGCTGATGCTACAAAGGCTATTGAAAAATGCAGAAAGTGGTTTCCGAGTGAATGGAATTGGCCGGAATTGTGTACATAATAAACAGGGAGGATAACACCATGAAGATGGAGCATAAGACGTTTGCGGCAGAGGTCGGGGAGTGAGGAGGATAGAGCATCAGATTATTGAGGGAGTTGAGAAGAAAAACTGTCCGAGATGCAAAAGATGGAAGTCTTTGGAGTGTTTTGGAAAATCTAAAAATGAGCGAGATGGCCTCGTTGATATATGCAAGATGTGTAGATATAAAACTCTCCGAACAAGCCAAATCAATGTTAGTCAAAGAAAATGGCATATCATAGGCGATGGGATTGAGTTTAAACATTGTTGGAGATGCAGAAGATGGTTGCCCTTGACTTATTTCCATAATAATTCAGCCTCATGGGACAAACTAAATAAGACTTGCAAAATATGTATGGCTGAAACTCAGCGTGAAAGGAATAAGAGAAATCCAGAAAAGAAAAAGGCATTAACTCAAAAATGGAGAAACGAAAATCGTAAAAGGAGTAATGAACTTGCAAGAAAATATTATTACGAGAAACCTGAAGTGATGAGGGAAAGATCGAGTAAGTGGGCAAAGAACAATAGAGAGAAAATTTCATTCCATAGAAATATCAGACGATATGAAGACTCAAAGCTTAGGCTTAATCACTCGATGAGTCAGGGGATATATGCTGCTATCAAAAATCACAAAAACGGTAGGCATTGGGAATCTCTGGTCGGATATACCTTGATCGATTTAATGAAATCTCTTGAGAAGCAATTCGATTCAGAAATGACATGGGAAAATTATGGGCAATGGACAATCGATCACAAAATTCCTATTGCAGCATTTAATTTTGAGAAACCAGAACAGATCGATTTCAAAAGATGCTGGGTCTTATCTAATCTTCAACCAATGTGGAAGACAGAGAATTCATCTAAAAATTCTAAATTATCAAAACCCTTTCAGCCTGCCTTGAGAATAGCAGCATGAGGAGGAAATATGAAAATCGAACATAAAATATTTACAGCAGAGGTTAAAGAATTCAGCGACGAAGGCTTATGGATAGAACACTTCATTTCAACAGAAAGACTTGATCGAGGCTCAGACATTATGCGTGTTGACGGAATGAAAATCCTGGGGCGTCCAGTTGTTCTAATGGCTCATGGATTTTCAAATATGGGACAGGAGCCGATTGCAAAGCCTTTGAAAATTTGGAAGTCGGAATTCAACGGTTTTAAGGGCGTTATGGCACGGACACAATTCTTTGACGGATCAAATTTAATTCCTCCAGATAATACGGGTAGAAGACTTTATGAAAAAGCCAAAAATGGTTTTATGCCGAATTGGTCAATCGGGTATATCCCCTTAAAATGCGCATTCGGAAATAAGGATGGCATCGAATATCGTGAAGTTTTGGAATGGGATCTTCTTGAGTGGAGTCCTGTGGGTGTGAGCATGAACCCCGACTGCCAGAACGTAGAGAAGTGCGGTAACTGCCAGAAAGAGGCGTGGTTCAAGATACTGCCAGAGAAGTTCGATAAGAGAGAGTTCAAAAGCTACAAATCGGTTGACGGCAAGTCTCTCTTGGATGATCAGAACGACCGGAAAGCTTTAGAAGAGAAGCTGGGCGATCCCTGCCAGTATAAGGATGGCCAGCTTGTCGACACGGAAGAGAAGCCTTATCCCAACGAGCACGCCTGTAGGATCACAGATCCCAAGAAATATGATCGAATAAGAAGGAACAACGACAAGTTTGGCAAGGGTATCCATGCTCTTTGGGGGATCAAGGAGGGTGATCCTGTCGAGTTACAGGCCATACGATTCTCAAAAAGCAAGTTCACGGCGAAGGAGGCCCGCCAGTGGTGCAACGATCACGAGTACAAATGCAAGCCGTTTGAGCCTGCTTCTGAGAAATGCGGGGAGTGCGGGCAGGAGATGGCTGTGAAATGGGATGAGGATGTGTCTGGGGAGAATGAGGGGAAGACGTGCGACCCGAATTTGGAGTTTTCATTCGTTTGCTCAATCTGCGAGAAGAGAGACGAAGTGATTTGTCAGGGCTGCAAAAACCTTGTGAAATACAACGATATATCGGAAGCGGGAATGGGATATATCAAATGTCCAAGTTGTGGAAAATTCATCGATCAAACAGGAAAGGTTTTGGATCAAAAGGCCATCCGTAGCGACCAAGCCGAATCGGTCAAGTTCGTCATAGTGGATGGGGACCAGGTCAGGGAGAAAAACAATGTAGATTTTACTATGGGCGGTAACCACTACGCCTGGGACTTCATACCGGAAGATGAGATTTGGGTTGAACAAGACATGGATGAGACGAATACCATTGCGACCAAGCTTCATGAGTTTACCGAAAGGCTCATCATGAAATATCTTGGCTGGGACTATAACAATGCCCATGAGGTGGCCTCCAAACCGGAGCGTCTGCTCCGGCATATCATGATGGCAGAAAGCGATGAGGCATGGGCCGAGGACGGAGGAGGAAATGGCGGGGATGGAGAAGGGGATTATGGAGAAGAATATGATTCCTTCATTATAGGCTTTTTGACGGGCAACGAAAAGATTCTTAAACGGATCAATGATGCCCGCCAGAAGAAAGGATTGAAATCAATCGAACCAAAAAAGAAGGATGCCACGGAGGACATGAAAGTCTTCATGGATTTCATAAAAACAATGGGGGAGAAGTTCGAATCGATGGAAGCGAAGCTTGACGGCCTTGCGGCCAAACTTCAGGAGGGTTCAAAAGTTTCTATAGGCGAACCGGCGCCAGGAGACAAGAAGGACGAATCCAAGACAGATAACCCGCCGGAACCGAGAAAGATCACTGTAATCACGGAGGAAGAAAAGAGAGCGGCTATCAAGGAAGCCCTGAAGGGCATCTCCGATCAGATAACTGAGGCGATCAATAAGGTCGTCCCGGCTGTTGTAAAAAGTGAATTTGACCGATTGAGGGGGAAAATTTCGTAAGAGGTTAAATGCCAAGAGGTATTGCTAAAAATCCAGAGGGACTAAAAAGAAGTGATTGGATAGCACATTATTCCGAACTTTCTAAGAATCTGGAATTGGAAAGTGTTGTGGAAATGTGTTTAAAAGCTAACCCTCCAGCAATGCAAGGAGAAAATTTTTCCACGGCTTGAAAGGGCCGCATGAAGTAGGAAGATAGTCCCCAGCCCTGATCAAGCGAGGGGACGCCCCAAAATCGAATCAAGAGAGGCCCGTTACCGTTCGAACGGCGGTAACGGGCTTTTCTTTTTGGGGTTAACAATTCGGGGCAAAAAAAACAAAAATCAAGGAGGAAACAGCATATGGATCTTCAGATAAACGAAAAGGATGGGAAGATGGTGCTGAACACCGAGGCCCTTGAGGCGGCCATACGGGAAGGCACCGTAAATACGGTCAAGGACCAAGTAAAGGAGCTTGTTAAATCTGAAACGAAGGCGATCTTCGACAACAGCGACGGACGGATCATGGACAAAGAAGGAAAGTCGGTCATCGATACCGGCTTCTTCAACAAGACCTATTCCTCCGGCAGAAGGGGCGTCATGGACGGAGCGGCATTGGGAGACTACCTGGGCTCCAACGGAGGGCCTTTTCTGAGGCTTTCACCTATCATGGAGAAGTTCGCCAATCTGGTGAGAAAGCGGTTCGATCCGAGAAGTCTTCTTGTCAGCGGCTTCAATCTCAGCGAGTGGAACAAGGAGATTGTGGATTGGAACAAGAAGGGGGCGCTTTCCGGCACACTTGTAGAGGGTGATGTCGGCGCCATCGTTCCAATAGAGTTTCTTGCCACGGTCATCGAGTTTGCCATAGAGCAGAGCAAGATTCTTCCCAAGCTCTGGAGGATACCGATGGGGGCCTACCAGACCAGGATTCCATATCTTTCTCAGGCGGCGGGTAGCTATTTTGGTGGGATTCTGCTGAAGCACCCCGATGAGGCCTACGAGAAGGAAAGCACCAAGCCGACCTTCAGCTATAAAACCTTTGAAGCCAAGAAGCTGATCGGCTTGATTCCGATTTCAGATGAATTGGTGATGGACAGTTCGATCAACATCATCAACTACCTGACCGGCCTTTTCACAAGGGCCTTTCAGTATGCAACCGAGGGCGAGGTCGTCGCGGGCACCGGGGCTTCCGGGCAGATGCTCGGGATCATCAGTGATCCGGCGATCAACGCAGTCAAGAGAATAACACTCAACACCGTCAAGAGAGACGACATCATCAATCTCGAATCGGCCCTTGACGAGAATTTCCAGGACATCAACTATTTGACCCGAAGGGCAACTCTTAACGTCCTGCGTAAGGAAAAGACGACCACGGGGGCTCCGATTTATTACGACACCACGGAGTCGGGACTTCAGCCCGGGATGGGGCCTCAGTTGAACGGATATCCGGTCATCAGGACTCGGAATGTTCCGGCAATAGGCAATAAGGGCGATGTGGTTTGCGGGGAGCTCGGATACTACATCTGGGCGATCCGGCAGGACATGACCATAGACATGAGCTCCGAGCGGTACTTCGAGTATGACGTGAAGGCGATCCGCTTTGTGGTGCGGCAGGACGGCGCGCCTGGTGTGTCCATAGCCTTCTCCATACTCAGCAACATTCCGGAGACCTCATAGAAGGCAATCATCATCTCCTTTCTCATAGCACCTTTCTGGCGTGGATGAGGTTAAACGCCAGGAAATTTATGGAGTACAAAACTTCAGAATCACAGAGACAATTTGTCTGAAAAAGAGAAAACGATGAACAAGGAACTTCTACATGACATGGTCACCACCGACGACAAGAGTATGGTGCTGATCGAGTGCCTTCTCCCGGGCTACCGGAACGCCAATGACTGGATGAGCATCGAGCGGGCGCTGCTCGGAGAGGCCCACGGGAAGTGGAGGATCGTCAGGCGGGGGAAGCAGACCTATGAGACGCAGGTGATGGAACCCGAGCGACCCAGGAGCATGTCGGATAGGACGCTCACAAGTGCGGATGTATCCAGTCCGCAGACTTACGAGACCAAAGGGGTAAAAAAAAAGACGGTGGGATGGGTTCAGGACTCGTGGATTAGGGGCGGGGCCGAGATCAGCAACGAACTTGTGATCCGTGTTGGCACGGATTGCGGGTTCGATATCAAGGTGCTGACGCCGCAATCGGACACGGAGCTACTTAGGCGGACGCTTGCCGGGGCGGACATCATTATCCTCAACAACATCTGGAGTTTCAGCCAGGCCCAAATGGCGATCATCTTGAAGACGATTTACTCGGACAGGAAACCGTATGTCAAATACGAGCACGACCATCGGGAGCTCGACAGGCCGGAGTTCTCAAGGAAGCTATTCCAGAACTCTGCACAAAATATATTTCTTTCGCCTGTTCATCTTGGAAATCATCGGAAGGCTCTTGGTTGTGATGGGATCGCTTTTCCTCTGGCGATTGATGTTGACTTTTTTAGGCCGGTTGAGGGGATTGAGAGGGAAGCAGATACAGCGATAGTCTCAAACGTCAGGAATTTTAAATCTTGGCAAAACCTCCAAAGCTACATCGATTCGCACCCCGATGTCAAATTCAGCGTGTTCGCCAACTCCGATGGGGCTGTCCATGGGAATAACGTCAAATACAGGAGAATGGTTGCTTATGAGGAGATGCCCAAAATATACTCCGCATTCGAATGTCTTGTCCATCTCCTCGATGGATGGGGGGCCGGAGAGCGGGTGATATTTGAGGCAGCCCTTGCTGGATGTAAAATCGTATCGAGCGAGAGGTCGGGCCATATGTCGTGGGAAAAAGATTTGACGGATGTCGAAGGATTAAGGGCATGGCTAAAAGCTGCCCCATATCAATTTTGGAAGGAGATTGACAAGATTCTATGACCATCGAGAGAAGGATGATTAACTGGGGAATCCCAAGAAAGCGGAAACCCAAAAAGAACAATCCTCCCATCGATAGGAGGGGCGACAAGCACGCGATGGGGCTGGCTTGGCAGGATTTTTTTGAAAAGAACGAAAGGAAATGATGATAGTTTATCCAACCCAACAGTATTGGGATGATCGATACGGCAAGCAAAGAGACAAGACGGTTGGGTGCAATTCCTTTACTATAGAGCAATTCTCCAAAAAGACCGAGGAGTCGATTGATTTGGCAAAGGCGATCATTGATCCGATATTCATTGGCAGACGGGTGCTCGATTTCGGGTCGGGGGTGGGAAGGTTTTCCGCGATGCTTTCCCAATTCTGCTCTCATGTCCACGGGGTAGACATATCGGAGTGGGCGGTCGGGAAGGCAAGAACAAGAAGTCCGAAATGCAATTTCAAAGTATATGACGGTAGGACAATTCCGTATGGAAATGAGTTTTTTGAGGGATGTTTTTCATGGACGGTCCTTCAGCATATTCCTCCGACGGAGATCAACGGGATATGTGACGAAATAAGCCGGGTGCTGAAAGGGGGATCTCCCCTGGTCATATACGAGAATATATCGACATGGCAAGAGGACAAGGTCCACATCTGGTTCAGGAGGCCGAAGGATTACATGATATTCTTCCCCGAATTCCGGGTCGAAAGCGAGAAGATCGTTAACGACTTCGACCGAACGGGGGAAGATCATGTTCTTTTTGTCTTCAGGAAAAATCTTTAGGGGAAGTTGACCACAATGGCCAAACCGGAGCGAAGATACTGGGTTACTGACCTAATTTGGAGATCCAAAATGATCGAGCTTGACAAATGGAGAAAGAAGAACCCCTGCTCCTTTGGAGGGGATAGCTACACAAAGGCGCTTGGAATTCTTGAAATCCCTACAGGCTCAAAAGTCTTGGATGTTGGATGTGCCGATGGGGCCGTAAGGAATTGCCTGCCGCCCGATATAGAATATTTCGGGGTGGATCCCAAACCGGGAATAGATACTCCAAATATCAAGGAAGGGGTCGCGGAGGATATTCCTTTTGGTGATGAGAGTTTTGATTACGTGATCTCCATTGCCTCCCTTTTTCACTTCATGAATCTTGAGAAGGCTTTCTCGGAGATGGTGCGGGTTCTTAGATCGGGCGGAATACTGGCGATGTTTGTCATCATCAAGGGAGAATCCGATCCAGACAGTAAGAGCCATACCTTTAGGCTGACCCATGAGATCATGGATGAACTCGCGGCGATGTCCGGGTTGGGCACGGCAATCAAAACCGAGGTTCCGGAACTGAAGAGCTGGTTTTATAGGTGGCAAAAATGATCTGGAAAATCGTTTCATATGACAATTCAGTTTTTGCGAAAAGGCTGAACCGAATGTTTGGGATAGAGGTATGCCTAAAACCAGAGGGGAGGTTTGACGGCCTTTTCTTTTTCAACATGGCGCCGGCGCACCTTAGTTTCGCTCACAAGTACCACCGTATCCCTAAGATATGCTATTGGACCGGCACGGATGCGAGATTATTCGTTGAAGACAAAAACGCAAGCGCCGATTTTGGCAATGCGCTGCATGTGACTGATAGCCCTCTGCTCGTGGGCAAGCTATCACAAAAAGTATCCTCGCCGTGTTTTTTGCCGATTCCCCCATATTTGCCGAACCTGGACATTGGGATTGAGCGACCCGCCGGAATCTTGATGTATCTGACGGACCATAAGGCCAGAGATATTGAGCGGTCTAAGGCATTCATCAAACAGATCCATGACATCCCGATTTATATGCTCCACGGAAAAGGGAAGAAGGTTGTTGACGGAAAGTTCCAGGACAACATCATTGATCTTGACTGGATTGAGGATGAGGCGAGAGAGAGTATATTCAGGAAGGTCTCCGTCCACATCCGATTGATGCACTACGACGGGCTCAGCCAGACCGTGGTGGAAATGAAGACGCTGGGACGCCATGTCTTTTATACCGAAATTGTTCCCTACTGTAATCCAGTTGAGGCAGATGATTCTCCGTCAGACATAGCAGAGTCGGTACGGCAGAAAATAGACGCTCCCTTGGATATAGAGGGAGCCGAATATTACAGGAGGGTCTTCTCAAAGGAGAACTTTTTGAAGATCATCACGGAACTCTGCGCTTTGAAAGGATGGGATTTTCCATATGGAATTGTTTAATCGACCCTTAGTTAGCTTTATTGTCCCTTGCTATAATAATGCAAAGTATATCAAGGACTGCCTGGACTCGATTGTAGCCCAGACATATAGGCCATTGGAGGTTGTGGTATGCGAAAATGGCTCGACTGATGGTTCGGGTATCATCATTTCGGAATTTGAGAAGATTCCGTGGTTCAAATGTCAGCGCCACGGCGAAAAGCTCGGTACGGCAAGAGCCTTCAATTTTGCACTCAAAGAAGTGACTGGCGAATGGGTTGCGAAGCTCGACGGTGACGACATCGATAAACCAGACCATATTGACCGACTCATGAATGGCCTGGATAAATCTCCTGATGCAGACATGCTCTATGGCGACCTTGAGGAGATCAATGCGGCGGGAAAGGTCATTGTCCAGGTATCTGGATGTAGGGGACAGGACCATATTTTCAATCTCTGCTCGATAGC